TCATGTTCTTTTTAGCAATGTAATATTACTGTGTAGAAATTTTTCCAGATTTGTTTGTTTTATTGTGTTTTTATCTAAGAATACTGTGTATCCTAGTGCCAAACCTTGAAAATTGCCTAATTTTCTGCTACAATATATTATTGTACCTATTTGTGAAATATATATATCCGAAACCTTGTTAAAACAGGGTTTTTGTTTGTGATTTTTTAAGATTATAAAAAATACTACCATTTTACTACCCTATTTTGATAGCTGCTAGTGTACTCTCGTAAACTCTTGCTGTTTCTTTTAATGATTCTTGTGAGAGGTGTCCATAAATGTTCATGGTCATTTCTATCCTTGAATGACCGAGACGTAGTTGAATTTGTTTGTATGGTACACCGGCATTAAGCAACATACTGGCATGGGTATGCCTGAATGCGTGAAAACCGACATTTGGAAGTCCTGCGTTCTTCATGACTCTTCCAAGACGGTATCCGAGAGCTTGCCGTGTGATATATCTGTCAGTAAAATTAGAAAATACGATAGACTCTGTACGACCTAATTTCATAGCTTCAATTCGTTGCTGCTTTTGGTAATATATGAGCATTTGGACTGTAGCATTATCAATATCGATAGTGCGTATACTTGATTTCGTTTTTGGTTCATTGACCTCATCGTTATTATTCAGAGTCTTGTTGACCAATATGATATGATTTGTAAAATCAATATCTGACCATTCTAACGCTCTTGCTTCGCTTATCCTAAGACCTGTAGCAAGCAGTAGTTTGCATAGCGTGGCGTCGTACAGTTCGGAGTAAGTATTTTGATTTTTTTCAAAGTAGGCTAAAAGAGTTTTTAATTCTTCGTCAGTAAAGTATAACTTCTTATCACTTTCCAGTTTTGGTGGTCTAGGAACTTCGACATTGTCTGCTGGATTCGCTTTGGTTATTCCTAATGATACTCCGTATTTCAAAATTTTACGGATATAATTAAAAATAAGAGGGTAGTCTTTACAAACCCCTTTTGTTCTATCGTTACTAGTTTTTTTCTGATGGGCCTTCCTCGCCCAATCGTTGACTAGAGTTTGTAACATAATGGTCGTTATTTTATCAATTCTTATGTTGCCTAACTGTGGTAAAATATAGTTTTTAGCAAAGTTATTAAAGACTCGGATGGTATTCGGTTTTTTACCTAGTCTATAGGTGTCAAACCATAGATCAAGAAGTTCACTAAAATAGACTATTTTTACTTCTTGATAAACTGTTTCACCTTCTTGTTCAAACTCATTTTTCTTTTGTCTGGCTTTTAGTTGCACCTCTTTCTTTGTTCGGGCAGTGATGGTAGTGCGGACTTTTTTTCCTGTGATACTATCTACACCTAGGTAAAGACTAGCATAATAAACAGTCTGCCCGTTTTTCTTAGTTTTTTGCTTGATGTTCATTTTATCCTCCTTTTGTACATTCGGCAGGCAAGATGAATTTACAAAAGTAAAGTTTCGTGATAAAATGAGTATATTAAAAGCTGTTCAAAATGTTGTTTTGAATGGTTTTGTTTGGTACCCTACACTCAATGTTTGGTCGCGGAGAGTGTGGGGATTTTTTATTTATAAATTTCGATTTCTAACAAGCAATTCAAATCATCGTCGCTAACAATATCTTCGGTAGCTATAACTTTAATGGTTAAACTTTCATCTTGTATCAATTTTCTTAGCTCTTTCATCCCTTTTCTAGGTATGTACCCGATAAAGATGTCAAAGAGATATACTTTAATCGCAAGATGGTCATATGGGTTGGTAGGTTCACGAACTAGTTTCACTTGGTCTGTTCTGTTGCCAACCATCATGCCTAACGCTTTTTCTGCATTTTCTTTGCGATAATTCATTCCGACTACAGAAACCATTGTCTTGAATATAGGTTTTTCTGTATCGGTGGTTTCTTTTTCTGATGGTTGTTCGTAGAATATTTCGTCAATATCTGGTATATTAGGAACTTCATCAAATGAACTTGAAATTCGTTTCTGCATGATTTTTATAATAACAAAAAGTAAAATTGCTAGACCTAAGAAATAAAATGGTATTTTTGAAAAACGCTCTCCAAAAGATAAAAAGTAATCGATTATGGAATGTAGTAGTAGCAGAATGAAAATGACAGTTATGACCATTGCATAACTACAGCCAAAGTTTGAGTTTGATTTTTCTGCATCAAAAACATTATACGATGTTTTGTTATATACTTTATTGTATACAGCTTTTTTAGGGTCATTGAGCAATCCCATTCCTTTTTTTCCGTATACAGGGTTCACGGAGCTTTTTATCGCTCTTTTTGCTCTGCCTGTTGTTCTAGCAGACAAACTTTTCTTCACACTTGGTTTTCTGTATCCAATTTTCATTCTAAACACCTACCAAATTATTATACTCCTCAATCACCATGGTCTCATTGACTGTGGTTTTTAAGTCGTATTTTTCCATAAAGCGGACGTAATTAAATTCTCTGACATCGTCCATCAAGGCCAATTCTTCTTTGACCAGGTAATGGATCATATTCCTATCCGCTTGTAATTCATACTGTTCACGTCTTCGGTCATATTGTGCCGGGTCGTGATCTTCATGGCCTATTTCGTGGTAGATAACTTTCTTGTGCTGGATTTCATCCAAATAGGCGTCAACTGCAATCATGTTCGCACGCTTGTTGTATATGCCTTTCTTGTCCGTATCTCTACCGTCAAAATAGACTAAATCAATGCCACGCTCTGCGCAGACTGATTCTGGTGTCATCATAGGCAACTATTCCTTATCTCTGTTCTTCATGCGTGTTTCAAGGATAGAGGCGATGAGGTCGATATCCTCATCGTTGAGAGGTATGCCGTCATAAGACATGGACTCTGCTGCCATTTCCTTGAAATCGATTGTGGGGGTGAGTTCTTTTGTGGGGGTGTCACTAATTTTTCCGTGAAGAATGTAGTCTGTGGAAGTATCTAGCATTTCAGCCAATAAAATTAGTTTTTTGCCAGTTGGCAAATTCACTCCGCTCTCCCATTTTGAAATTGTGCTTTGAGATTTGTAACCAAGTTGATTAGCTATGTCTAATTGCTCGAACCCTCTCATTTCTCTCAACTCTCTAATTCTTTGCCCTACTTCAGGGTATTTTATCTTTGTGTCAGCCATGGTTTTTACCTCTATATTCATAGGTATATTATAAGTAAAAAGTGATTTAATATCAAGTGATTTTGTGCAAATACCAAAAAAAGATGAAAAAAAATCAAAAAAACGCTTGACAGATGATTTATAATCATGTATCATATAGTCAAGGTCAAAGGAAATGACTTAAAATCATGCGAAAGGAGAACTGAATGGCAAAACCAAAAATCACAATTGCAGAACTTCGTGCAAAGAATAATAAGATGAGCCAGAAAGAACTTGCTTCAAAAATCGGTGTTGCTTATCAAACAATCGGAGCATGGGAAGATGACATTACAGTCATTAAAGGCGATAATCTATTGAAATTGTGCGAATTCTTTGGAGTAAGTTCGTCTGATTTACTTGGACGTTAATTTTTAAAACGTACATGATTATTTATCATGCGGCAACTACCCAACTAACGACTAGAAAGGAGTAGGGGATGGAGAAACTAACAAAAAATCATTTATCTGAAATCGATACCATTGTTAAGATGATTGATATTATTGCTGAATCTATATTTCTGGAGCTTATGATGGAATGCGATAATTTAGCTGAAATGAAAAGTAGAACTTCTCATTTCGATAAGTATTCAGACCTTCCAGTGGAGACTGCCAAGATTTGTGAAATAGTTGCGGGTCGAGTGAGAAAAACGGCAAAGGAATATATCGATATTAAAAACTCCCAACACAAGATTGTATTAGGAGAGTGAGTTAATTAGGGTACTAGTCAAGCATCCTTATAACAATTTCTGCTTGTTTATCAAAATTGTTATGTTCGCTGACTAGCCATGAAGTGTTTCTATCGTTGTGTATGAACGTACTTTTGAGTTCGTGGTAATATCTCTCAAAAAATGAGATTAGTGAAGTGATTTCATAGTGTCCATACTCACGATAGATTGAAAGAAAAAGTTTGAGTGCAGTGTATTGACTGTATAGTTCGTTGATTCCAATTGAAACTTCAGCAGTTTGTTTTTCCGTATTGTTTATCAATTCGGAATGTAGCTTGGAGGTTGCATTTTTTAAATCAATAACTAGTATTTTCAACTCTGCCAGAACTTCATTGTCCATTAGTTATCCTCCTTTCAGTTTGATAGCTAAATTATAGCATGGATAGGAAGAGGAAACAAATATAGAAGGGAGGAAGAGGTATGCCGGTATCCAGAGATATGTCTACTTTGGAAGCTAATATTTTATCTGCTATTCGGAATTCTGGTAGTTATGATTCGCCTATCCAGGCATCAGTTTTACGTAAGAAATTTAATATTAGTAAGCGTGTTTTGGAAAATACGATTGAGAGTCTGAGAGTTAATTTTCATCATCCAATCGTTGCAAAGAAGCACAGACCTAATGGTTATTTTTTACCTAAGACGGAGCAGGAGAGGTTGGATGGTTTAGCTCCTTATCGTAGGCAGATTGAAACAGAGAAGAAGAATTTGGCTGCGGTTATGTCCGTTGATCTGTGTCATTATTGGCAATAAAAAAAGCCTGATGGCAGTCAGGTCTTTATCAAAATTATCTAATTAAATTATATCAAAAGTAAATTCGGCAGGCAAGATGAATTTACAAAAGGAGTCAATATGGAAGAACAAGGTTTTTTGTCAAGATGGTTTGAGCTGAACCTCTTGGATAAGATTATAGACGTTATTGAGAATTACTTGACCAGACGGCTCGAAAAAGAATTTGAGCATCATACTTGTGGTTTAGTATCTCGTCAAAAGTTGATGAAAGATTTGGAGTTGAAAGACGAGACATTAAGGAAGTGGGAAGATGCAGGTTTGAGACGTTATCAACCGCCATTTGAAAAAACTAGCAAGATTTACTACAAGGAATCAGATGTAGAACGTTTTTTGACAGTTTAGGAGGGAATCATGACAGAAGCAATTTTAACATTAGGAATCTTTGCTGTGCCGATTTTGACGGTGGCAGTAGTAGAACAACGGAAGACAGAGAAAGAGCGGATAAACCGAGAATGCGAAGAAATCCGTCGCAGAGACTACCTGTACGGCTTTAAGGCTGGCATGGGGTATCAGAATACCTGCCACAAAGAAAAAGCTCGTAATGGGCTAAAACGGAATGCTCAGCAAGTGGATACGGAGGAGGCTAGGTATGCTCAGATGGTTAACTAAGAGGGTTAAAAGAGAAGTACCCGCAATCCTTCGCCCTCTCTACTCACTAGAGCAGGAAAACCAAATCTTGCACGACATGGTCCGTGAAATCGCTGAACAGCGGAACGAATACCGTATCGAGAATCAGCGGTTGAGGGATGAGAATGACACGCTTAAGCGAATGTTAGAACGGTACAGTTAGGTGGTGTTTCAATGGCTCGTAGACATGTATTTGCTAACAAAGTACCCAAACGAGTAGGGGATTTGAAGTCTAATACAGGGGTGGATTACGCTATTTGGGTACAAAATTGTGAGCTGACTAATGATGAACTAGCGGTATTGCTCGGTATAGATGTGAGATATGTAACGAGAATGCGGAAACTTGACTGGATTCCCGATACATCTGTCCGAGAGCGCATTGATCAGTTGATTTTAACAAGGAGGGAATGATGGCTAGCGAGATTAAATGGATTAAGATTGTCACGGATATTTTTGATGATGAAAAAATTCTGCTGATTGAGTCCTTGCCAGAAGCTGACACGATTATCGTTGTTTGGTTCAAACTCCTAACATTAGCCGGCAAGCAGAACTACGGTGGTGTTCTCATGATGAATGACCGTGTACATTACACAGACGAAATGTTGTCTACACTATTTCGTAGGCCTTTGAACACTATTAGAGCAGCGCTTCAAACTTTTGAGCAGTTTGGGATGATTGAGATTATCAATAATGCCATAACCATCCCGAATTGGGAGAAACATCAGAGCGTGGAAAGCATGGAAAGGGTTAGAGAGCAAGCTCGGAAACGCGTTGCAAAACATAGAGAAAAACAAAAAACATTAGCAAATGGTAACGTTACATGTAACGTTACAGTAACGCATGGTAACGCACTAGATAAAGAAGAAGAAATAGATAAAGAAGAAGATATATATAATATATGTCCGATTAAGGAAATCATTGAATACTTAAATTCTGCCACTGGAAAGTCTTATCGCTATCAGTCGAATAGCAACAAGAAAATTATTCAAGCTAGGTGGAACGAGGGTTACAAGTTGGATGATTTTAAAAAAGTCATTGACAACATGGTAGCCAACTGGACTGGTACAGAATGGGAGAAGTACCTACAGCCGTCAACCTTGTTCAGAGAATCGAATTTTGACAAGTATCTGAATATGGTCCCAAGAGTGCCGAAAACCAACATTCCTGACTGGGCCTTGGAAGAAATTGAGCAGGACAATTCAGAAGAAGCCATGCAACGTATGCAGGCTTTGAAGGCAAAAATGCTTGCTGACGAAAAGGGAGAGCCTGTGCCTGACTGGGCTGAAAAAGTTTTGGCAGGTAAACAGACTGCCGAGGGGCAGGCTAGGTTGGCAGATATTTATGCGGAACTGGAGGCTATGGAAAATGGTGAAACTTAGACATGGCTCAAAGCAGGACAGACCGTTTATCAGAGAAGTAAAGGTCAGCTGTACTGGGATTGATATTTTCTATGGCAATGAGCGACAGGCTATGCGGTTTGCTAGTCGAGCGGCTGCAATCCATGTTTCAAGAGCTCTAAAAGATTATGGGAATTTTTATTTGATTGAGGAGGACTGATGGACGGTTATTTGAAATTAGACAAGATGTTGGATTGGCAAGTAGCGAATTATCCGCTACGCATGTCTGAAAAGGCCCGCTTGATGGCTTTGCCTGGTGATGAGTTTTCGGCGGAGCTGGATCGTATGGCCGAGGAATATCATCGGACGAGGTATGGAGGTAGTTGATGGTAGTGCCAGAAAAAGAGTACGCTCTCTACAAAGGCGACGAGCTACTAGCAATCGGAACAGCAAAGGAGTTGGCAGATAAGTTTGGCGTTAAGGTATCAACGATACACTTTTACAAGTCGCCAGCGTATATAATTTTGAAAAGGTGGAGCAGATGACGATATATGATTTTTTGGAGGAAATTGATGAAATTAATAAATGATATAAAACAATTGCTTTGCAAGCATTCTTGGAAGGAATTACCGCGCTTTATCGCGTTGAATACTGGAAAAATTTCTCCTAAACGTCAATGCCTAAAATGTGGGAAAGTGGAGGATATATCTTGAAATTCCTAGACCTATTCGCTGGCATCGGTGGATTTCGACTAGGTATGGAACGAGCCGGACATGAATGTGTTGGCTTTTGCGAGATTGACCCATTTGCCAGAAAGAGCTACAAAGCGATACATGATACGGAAGGAGAGTTTGAATTTCATGACATTACAAGAGTCACAGATGAGTCTATTCGAGGAATCGGACGTGTGGATGTTATCTGTGGAGGATTTCCGTGCCAGGCTTTCAGTATTGCTGGAAAGCGGGCAGGATTTGAGGATACTAGAGGGACTTTGTTCTTTGAGATTGCTAGGTTCGCATCTATTCTCAGACCTAAATATTTATTCCTTGAAAACGTCACAGGACTCCTCAACCACGACAACGGAAATACATTCGAGACCATCCTCAGAGCGTTGGATGAACTGGGGTATGACGCGGAATGGCAAGTGTTCAACAGCAAGAATTTTGGAGTCCCCCAAAACAGAGAGCGGGTGTTTATTATCGGACATCTTAGAGAAGAAGGTGGACGAGCGGTTTTTCCTTTCGGAGGAGATGACGAGGAAGCTAGTACTTACAAACCAAGAAGAGTAGGGAATATCAATCCATCCGGCAATGGAATGAATGGAGAGGTATTTGATTCGGACGGTCTGGCCCCAACTCTGACAACAAACAAGGGTGAGGGGATCAAAATAATTGGTGTGATGCAACCAAATTTTAATCAAAGCGGTTGTGTATACGACCCAGAGGGAATCGCTCCAACCATCCGAACCATGCAAGGCGGAGGGTTAGAGCCGAAAATTATTCAACGTGGGCATGGCTACAATCAGGGCGGTGAGCATGATACAGCACCTACATTGACTAGCACTAGCTGGCAAGAAAATAACTTGTTAGCTATCAAAGAGGCGACTACCAAAGGTTATTCAGAAGCCACGGTCGGTGATTCAGTCAATCTGTCACATCCCAATTCTTCCACACGGAGAGGTCGGGTTGGAAAACAGGTAGCTAATACGCTTTTGACAGGCGAAGAGCAGGGTATTGTGACACCAAGTTTTCGCATCCGTAAACTGACTCCTCGTGAGTGTTGGAGGTTGCAAGGTTTTCCAGATTGGGCATTTGACAGAGCCCAGGCAGTAAACAGTAATAGCCAGTTGTACAAGCAAGCTGGCAACTCAGTCACGGTTAATGTGATTGAGGCGATAGCGAGAAAATTGGAGGAAACAGATGAATAAACAGGAAGCGATTAATGAATTGAAGAAGTACAAAGTGGGATTTGGAGAGGCTGCCGCGGTAAGATTTGACCGAATTGTATCGGTTATCAACCAAATCCACGAACCGCAGAAGCTTGTGGTGCCGAAGTTTGTGGCGGAGTGGATTGAGGAATGCAAACGCTCTGGCTGGCATTTGGAAAAAGTTCTTTATAGACTGGATGACGATGGGAAAGTCGGTGATTGGGCATATGATGAGAATGACGACTTGATTCCTAAGAAGGTTGATATGATAGCCCGTGCTTGGCTTAATGGCTACGAGATTGAGCAGGAGAAGTTATATACGGTTGAATTTCCAACAGGCCAACGGTTGTACAAAAATCATCCAAATGGCAGCGACAAAGTAGCAATTGTAATCAAGTTTGCTCACCACGCTGAAAAAGATGGACATTTTACAAAAAGGGAGTTAGAAGAAACCGGCTTTGGTTGGGTGTTTGATTGTGACGGTGTGAAGGTCGTAGAGGTGGAGTGATGAAATATAAGCATTTGAAATCAGGCAAAATTTACAAGGTGTTGTTTACTGTAATAATCGAAAATGATTTAGTTCCAGGTGTTGTTTACCAATCTCTTTCGACAGGCGACATCTTCGTCAGACCAGCATCGGAATTTTACGACGGCAGATTTGTTTTGGAGGTGGAGTGATGAGCTTTGAGGATAGATTAGCTGAGTTTCGCAGACAGCTTATTTCTGAGGCCATATATAGCCGTCTTCCAGGAAAAAATGAGGAGACACTGGCCATGATTAGCCTGTACCGTTTCGGGTCATCTAACGCTAGACTAGAAGCCAAAAGATGGCTACAAAAGGTAATGGAAGGGGTGGTGAAATGATGAAACAATTATTAAGGTCTGTCGGATTTATGCTGATATTTTATTCGTTTGTCCCTAACATCATCCACGAGATGACGCTTGCTCAGAAGATAATGTTTGGATTAGGCGCTAGTTGGCTATTTTACGAAGGAGGTAGGAAATGATACCGAAAATTGAGACCTGCGAAGAATGTGGGTGCAAGTACAAAGAAGGCACATTGGACTATGGCAGTATCTTTCAGACAGGGTATTGTGGCGAATGCTTGGTCGAACGCGTAGAAAGAGGAGAAGAATGGTAGTACCGAAGTTTAGAGCGTGGGATACTTTTGATGAAGATATGGTTAATGATATTTTCTTCTCATGGCAAGATTGTGGATATGAAAGTCTGAATGAATGTCTATCTGATGAACGTTGGAAATTCATGCAATCCACAGGTAAGATGGATTCGACTGGGCAAGTCGAGGTGTATGCTGGGGATATTTTATATTACCCAGACCAAGATGAGGACAACTATGGCATTATAAAATTTGACGAAGACACACTAGCTTTGGTTCTCGACAACGGATATGAAAGGTTCGTTTATGGTGATTACGGTATGGGCAAAGTCATCGGCAACATCTATCAAAATAAAGATTTAGTAGATTATATATTAGGAGGCAGAAAATGATACCGAGATATAGGGCATTTTACGAAGGTAAGATGTATGAAGTTAAAGCTGTGATTTGGACCAGTCGCGGATTGTACGTGACGTTGGATGAAGGCAACAAGGCTGGCAGGCGTGTACGTGGTGCGAAACTCATGCAATCCACAGGGGTGTTTGATAAGAACGGTCAGGAGATATTTGAGGGAGATGTAGTTAATATTTTTGGTGAAAAGTTGTCGAAAATCTATTATTCAGAAGGAGCTTTTTGTGTAGAGGTCCTGAACGGAGGAACACCTTTACACGTCTATTTATCCGAACACCTTGAAATCATCGGCAATATCTATGAAGATCCTGAGTTGGTGGAGGGGTTAGATGAAAACTAGATTTGATTTGGTATGCAACAGTTGTAACCAAATCGCACAAGGTTTCAAAGATGTTCGGATTCTTGTCGATTTTTTGGAAGATGAAGTGATAATAACTTGTCCGTATTGTGAGATATCCGAAGTTTTCGATGCAGAGGAGGTACTAAATGACTAACGAAAAACTAGGTGTGCTACTGGTAGATGTGCCAGATATAATGTTTTTTAAATACAACTACATTATAGACACAGAAGAAGCTGGCACGAGTACATTTATTATAAATGGAACAGATTTTTTAGAAAAATTAGAGAGGTTAGCCTACAAATGCACCGCTGAAGAAGCTAAAAAATATCCACAATTTCGGTGGGTAGCGTTGGAGGGTTTGGAATGACCATTAAAGAACTAATCAATGAATTGCAGATGTACGACGAGGACAAAGAGGTTGTTTTAACGATAGCCAACGTGCATCCAGTTTTGCATGAATTAATAGATTTGGAAACTGGGTTGGTTCGTCTTTCGTCGGATTGTCAAATCGGCTTTGAATTCAATCTTTTATCAGACAATCGTCTGGAAATTGAGGGTGTATGGTAACGAAATATTTTAAGGGAGATTTGTATGATTAACAATGTTGTATTGGTCGGTAGATTGACGAGGGACGTAGAGCTACGTTATACACCGTCTAATCAAGCCGTTGCGACTTTTACTTTGGCGGTTAACCGCAATTTTAAAAATCAATCGACAGGAGAGCGTGAAGCTGACTTTATCAATTGCGTGATGTGGCGTCAGCAGGCTGAAAATCTGGCTAATTGGACCAAAAAAGGTCACTTGATTGGTATTACTGGTCGAATCCAGACACGTAGCTACGATAATCAGCAAGGGCACCGTGTCTACGTTACTGAGGTAGTTGCTGAAAGTTTCCAGGTATTGGAAAAGCGTGATAATGCAGCTAATCAAGCAAGTATGGAAGACCAGATGCCACCAGGAATCAGTGGTCAGCCGACGGATATTACTGACGATGGATTGCCGTTTTAGGAGGAAATGATGAACAAACGGATCAAAAAGAAAAAGCAAAAGGCAGCATATAAAATTCCAAAACATATCATTCGCTTGGCAAGAAGATGGACGGAATTGGATAGCGAGATAGTTTTCATGGCTGAGTTTCAAGATATTGAAAATAGTTATTATCCGAAAAAGCTTGTGGGAAATTGCACTCGTAAACATAAAAGAATAAATAATTTTTTGATTAATTTTGAATCTGATTATATATTTCGCTGTCATTTTTTTATTTGTCGAAATGCTTACGGAGAGCCACAAGGAGACGGAGAATATTGCGATCAGTTTGGTGGTTATTCTGAGGATGATTTCCACGGTGTTTATTACTATCCAATAGGCGAAAATCTATATTTTGCCTACAATTACGAATGCTAGGAGGAGAAATGACTACTGAACTAATGAATGAACTAAAAGAACTGCTCGGCTTATTTCCAAGGTCATTTATAAATGCGAACCTGGAAGTGATACTGATTCCAAAGACAAACACGTATTTTACTTTGGAAGGAGTACAGTCACGAAGAGACATCATCGCAAAATTATTGATGTGGTGCAGTAGGACAATTGCAAAAGGGCAACCGTTTCGTAGTCAGAAAAGGAATAACTTATTTAGAGAAGTTATCAAAAAAACTTTAAATTACTACTTAGGAACACTTTTTTCAGATGAAGATATGGCTTTGATTTATCAAAGATTAGGTAATGGAATCAATCCAGAATTGACTTATAGATTTATTGATAGTGGGTTTGATACTGGAGTGTTGAATGACAGCTGATATTGTTCAATTTATTCCAAAACATGATATATGTCACGAATGCTACAAGAGAAGAGCGACAAAGCTATGTGATTTTATAATTGGTCAGACAGGAATAACATTCTATCGAAGTTTCAGTTTATTTAAAAATCAGCAACCAAGGTTTCTTACTTGCGACAAGCCGCTCTGTGACAGATGTTCCAACAGATTTCACGGTATGGATTTATGCAGAAATCACAATAAAAAAATTACAGGAGGTATTAAATGAGTTTTAATGGAATTAGATTGTTACCAGACTATGGATGTAAGATTGAAATTGACGTGGTTCAGTTGCTCAAAGAAAATGAGTTCCTGAAAGATGAACTTTACAACCGTGCATACAAAGACATCGAGCGTCAAGAAATTGAAATTGAGACCCTGAAGGACAAATGCGTGGACCTCATGCTTGAAAATGCCGACTATGTCTGGGAGGAAATGGCTAGAGAAACAGCCAAGAAAAGGGCTAATACGAGAAAATGGAAAAGTAAATAATAAACGGAGGAATAAAATTATGTATGAAAATGAATTTCAAGTAACAAAACGTCAGGTAGCAGCAGGCGCTACAATTATTGGACTTATTATTTTTGCAGTATTTTTTAGATTGACCGCGGTTGTCAAAATCCCTGCCAATACCGTAGGTGTGAAAGTCTCTGCTTTCAATGGAGTACAAGAAAAAACTTTACAGACAGGCTACCATCTGAAAGTCCCACTTGCTGATAAGGTGTATAAATTGCCGACATCAGTTCAGACCAAGACCATGGAAGCTATCACGACACAGACGAAGGATGGTCAGTGGTTAAATACCAATATTGACGTCAAGTACAAGGTCAACAAGGCAGAAGCTATGACTGTGTTTACTAATTACACAGACCTAGAAAACGTGAGTAACAGCGTTGTCGCTCCAGCTGTGCAACGGGCCATTGAATCCGTAACTGGCGAGTATGATATTTACGAAGTACTAGGCTCTAAGCGTACAGAAGTTTATGGCAAGATTGACCAGAAACTAAAAGAGCGGTTTGCAGCAGATAACTTGGAGTTTGTGTCTTTCACTATCACTGACCAAGATGCAGGCGATGAAATCGAAAAAGCTATCAAGGATGAATCTGTTAAGCAGAAGCAAGTAGATTCAGCTAAGCAGGATCAAGAGAAAGTTAAAATCGAAGCAGAAACTAAGAAAATCCAAGCTCAAGCCGATGCCGATGCTGAGGTTATCAAGGCTCAAGGTCAAGCAAAAGCCAACGCTGAATTGAATAACTCTATTTCGGATAATTTGATTCGAATGAAAGAAGCTGAGGCTCGTTTGGAGCATGGCTGGGTTGAAGTTATCACACAAGGGGATGTGATTACGAATCAAGAGTAATAAAAAAAGGCCAGCGATTGCTGTCCTCATCTATGCTAATTTTCAACTACATTATACCATAGAAAAGGAGGAATGCAATGAAAACTGTTGAGCCGATACGAGAAAATGGAGAACAAAATGATTACAATTCAGCTTGATGAAGAACTATTGACAGCACTTGTTTTTGCAGCAGCTCAAAGCTCCTGTGTATTTGATAGAAATGCATTGGAGGAGAACCAGTTGTGGCTTTTACACTGTTGCGACTATAACGAACCTGTATATGAGGTGGCAAAGCAAATCAACATAGATGACATTCAAGACGAAAGTTACAGATCTTATTTCTATGAAGTAAAGGCAAAAGGTGATAAATACTATTCGGAGGTAGATAGAAAATAAAAAGGCCAGCGATTGCTGCCCTCATCTATGCCAATTTTCAACTACATTATACCATAGAAATGGAGGAAAGCAATGAAAAGTGTTGAGCCGATACGTGATAAAGACGACATTGAGCGGATGAAGGATTTTATGGAAAGTTGGAATCAAAGGAATTTTCTGCTCTTTGTCTTTGGTTTAAATTCTGGATTGAGAATTAGTGATTTATTAAAGTTAAAGGTTCGGGATGTGTTAGATTCACATGTCGTTATAAAGGAGCAAAAGACTGGTAAACAGAGGAAATTTATTATTAACAATTATTTAAGAAGACAAATTGACAAATATATCAAAGCTAAAGTTTTAAAACCATATGACTATCTTTTCGAAAGTAACAAGAGAGATAGTAACGGTAAGAAAAGGCCAATTGGCAGGGAACAAGCTTGGAAAATACTTAATAAATGCGCAAAGGCTTGTGGTTTAAAAAGGATTGGTACTCATTCGTTAAGAAAAACTTTCGGTTATCATATGTATAAGAAAGACCATAATGTAGCGCTATTGATGGAAATATTTAATCATGCATCACCAGATATCACATTACGGTATATTTGTATTACCCAGGATGAAACAGATGAGGCAATGTTTGGATTTAGCCTATAATTTTTTTAAAAAAAAGCGATAAAAAGAAACATATCGAAAAAATGTTGCATTGCATTTTAACAAAATAACTTTGAAGCCTTGCAGAATATAGCGATTGGACCTATTTATCAAAAGGAAACAGAATATAAGATATGTTGCTTTTTTTGGGGAAAAAGTAGAAGTGGAGGAATAGAAAAGAAAGTGGATAAAATATGTCTAGATGGAGATGTGTATGAGCCGCATACAGTTAAACTTACGATGAATGACGATAAGAATACTGCTTATAGTGACCTCGAGAAAGCTTATCAATCATTTGTAAAATCAAATGCTGATAACCGAGCAAAAGCAGAAGCGGATTTGGCAGAGGCAGGCAGACGGATTGAGTTGCTGGTTACGCATTTTAATTATTCCGAAGATCATTTTTGGGAATTTATTAAATCTTGTATAGTGGCCTATAAATTAGTATTTGGAAATCCGTTTAAAAACAGCAGACAACAACTGACTGCTGAAGACTCTCAAAAAATGAGTCACATAATTGCAAAGAATCTTGAAAAAACTGCAAAAGAGATAAAATTACATCAAGAATTTTGAAAAAGGTTTAATATACAAACTCGCAGTTTTGATGATAACAAGGCAGAGCATCCTTTACTGTCGAAAAAACAAAATTTCTAGGAGGGCTTGATGAACATTGAACAAAGACTAAAGAAGCTGAAGCGTTTTGAGATACTTGTACGCTCTAAACAACGTGAGCGAAACGTGCTCGGCAGCATGATTTCGCAATTTAGCGATGAGATGACCGAAAAGGCAAAGAATCGTTGCAGAGCTATTGACGACGAAATTAGCTGGCTATACGACGAGCGGGAGCAATTAGTCCATGATATTGAGCATTTGGATGATCCCGTTGAGTCAATTGTGTTACGACTGTACTATGTAGACGATAAGCCTTGGAACGTGATTGCATACGACATGAACTGTAGTATCAGAACATTGCAGAACATTAAGCGCTCGGCAATCCGGAATCTTAGTAAAAAAATAAACCAAGTCGAATGACTTGGTTTATTGAGTTGTATGTTAACTTTTGTGGACATAAAAAGACCCTATTTGGATTTAGGGTCTAAAAAAATTATTTTTTAAAATGATTGATAATTTCATTGTAAAAATCATTTAATTTCTCAGTTTCATCGCTAGTCAAATCTGACAGAGTGAATACACGACCAAAATTGTCCAATCTTTCTTGGTCAGCTACACTATAACTATCGTTGTCTGCGATTACTTTCATAAGTTTAATATGTTCTTTCTTCGCTCTATCATCAAGTTCTCTCATTCTAAATTTGACGACGTTTCCGTCTTTTTCAACTTCAACTAAAGCCTCTGCAATTCGTAGTGATAATGGAAATCCGCTTGTGCTGGATTCAATTTTGTTAATGATTTCTTGTGATGATGTAATGATATTCATTTTGTGTCCTTTCTTAAAGTCGTTAATTTGACAATATTATAACATTCTTTTTATCACAATAAAACTATTGTTGACAAATTAATTATTTTTATATATACTAATCACGATTTATATTTAGTTTTGGTTGCTGATTTTCTCATCAGTTAAGTCAAAATAAGGCTAGATCGCATCCAACTCATCAAGAGTGAGCACCGACTCGGTGCTTTTTTTGTTCATCAACTCGTTATCGAGTTTACTTTACAAAAATTTCATTCAAAGTCTTGATGGCATATTCTGTAAGTTGACCATCCTTCCTAATCGCTTCTTTCTTAAATAGCGATGTAGAGCTATTTGTGTCTTTGAGAAATGCTTTAGATCTAGTTACTTGACCTTTTTTGTTAAACCAAACTCTGATAAAAGAAACTGTTTCTTGAGTTGCGTTGAATACTAATGTACTTGCTGTTAAATACTTGAAATTTAGAGTGTGGAATTCGTCCCAAGTAACGTCCGCAACTTGAATTTGGCCGCAAGTTCTGATTGTTTTCATAATTATTTCCTCTCTTTTTTTAAAATTTTTCTATCAAACGGTATAAACCATTTTCGAATTTGCAAACTGCCCAACCATCAACTGGTTCAGCTGTAGGGCAATGTTGTCCATTTAAAATTCCATGCTCACGTTCCTCGCGAGTGTTGAAATTCCAGTGGTCTGCAACTCTTAGACTGCCTTCAGGTTTGTGATTCCAACCAATCTCTTTAGAACTGTAAAAACTATAGCTAAAAGGGCTAGTACTCCATTCGTCCGTCCAATTTTTTACAATCCAGATAAAAGCATTGAGTTTTGATTCCTGGTCAGAGTAAATTTTGAGTGTACCATCCCACTCAAACAATTCAATAAATTTTAAAAGAAGTTTATAGTTTTCTGCAATTTTTTGAAGAATACTTGCATTGATTTCACCGTTTTTTGTCGGAAGCACTTTGATTTCTTCTGCAGAAACGATAAACGAACTCTCATCTGTATTGTTGAAACTTAATTTTGCAAGGGAGGAGTACTGTTTTATTCCTTGATCCTCGTCTTTTAATACAAATTTGCGTCCGTCAATTTTATATTTCATGCTCACTTTCATGATATTTTCCTCCTGGGCTTTTGCCCTATTTATTTTTTAATGACTAGCAAGCCCTTGCAAGCCTGCCGACAGCTTTAACTGTGTAGCCTTATTGATTTTCGAGATGTGCTAACGGCACTTGGATGTATTTATAGACCAGATGACTTATTAGCGTCTCTTGATATGTACTACCATCTTCAAATGTGGTAGTAACTGGGATTTGGCTGATGCCAAATAGTGCGATTGTGATTAATATGATTGCAATTGCTTTTTTCATTTTATTGCCTCTTTCTACAAAATAATTGCTTGTGCTAACTTGCGGTTTACATGTCCGACTTTTTGCCAAATATCGCCAACAACAAAGCCATTACAGTCTCGTTTGATATCGCTGTAAGATACCTTGACAAATATTTCAGTCTCATTTGTTTCTTGACTCCACGCAACGCGATAGCCTTGCGAGATTAATTCTTTGATTAATTTATTATTCGCTTTAATGTTTTTTAGATTTGTCATGTTGTTTCCTCTTTTTTAGTGTTGGCTTCTGTAAGGGTTGTTCATTTCGTCTTCTGCTTGTTTATACATTCCTTCCGCAAATCGGTCTGCAATACGACATGATGCGCTGGAATAGCTGTTTAAAGTGATGCAATATTCCGAACCGTCTTTCATGTAGCATCGAGTTTTTTTATTTTTTAAAATCGTTCCTTTATCGTGTCCGTTTAACTTTTCGATTGTTATAGTTTTGGCTGTTACTTTGATAACTTTATAAAAATCGTAGTTGGTTTGGTCATATCCCCAGGTTGAACAAAGCACATCACCAACTAGGGCGCCGTGTTGATTGATACTTGTTTCAACTTTGATTTTTGTTTTTGCTGGTTTCAAGCTCGCTTGGCGCTTAGCGTTAAAGGCTTTAATACGTTCGTTCATTGCTTGTAGTTCTGGTGTTAAGTTTGTCATGATATGTACCTTCTTTCTTATGCGTATAGTGCTTCAGCCATTTGTGATAAATCTTTTTGGTATGCATAGAACTCTTCAAGTAGTTCCTCTTCGTTGCCGTTGTCAGCAACTTCATCAAAATAGGCTTTCATTTCGTTGTTAAATGTTTCGAAATATGTGTTTAGCATTTGTTTTACAGGGAAGTCTCTATGTTCTGTTGCTATGTTGTAGAAGTTTTCTTTTGCTTCGATTGCGTTTGTTAAGTGTTTCATAATTGTACCTTCTTTCTTTTTTTGAGGTACGCAAAAAGCGTACTTGACTAGACCAAGCACGCATGATACAATATTAGTATCTTGCTACTTGGTTCTGCTTGGTAGTAGGGTGTGTTGACTTGTAACAACTCGGATTGGCGTTTGACTTGTTACAGGTCTTTTTTATTTGTCTTTATTATATTCCACTTGGGAAATATTGTCAACAGTTTTTTTTATTTTTTTTTCTAAAAGATTTAAACCATCAAAAATCGCTTGACGTCTGGTGCTTTGGTTAGCTTCAGCTAGTTCAGTCAGATAGTTGTAATCTTCGATTCTTAAGTCTAATGTTATCTGTTTTCGTTCAGTTCGTCCTTTCGGTCTACCTCTTGGGCGCTTCTTTTCTTGCATCGGTTTTCTCCTTATGCTATAATATATACAAGGTTGGTAAGTAGGCTATTTACCTACTTACCTTTGTGAGGTTTAGAGATGTTTTATTATCTCCAAAATGATTTGGGCAACGATTTGAAAGAATCTAGCTATTGCAGTAGCAAGTTCAATCAGTTTGAGATGGTCAACATCTCTTTTCTTTTGCCTTTTCAAAAGCCTCACCCCCTTTCCTTGTATGATAAGGGGCGAAAGTTATTTGATTAACTTTCTGAGTTTATTATATTCCACTTGGAAAATAATGTCAAGCATTTTTATAAAAAAATTTTAAAAATTTTTTCGAATCGCTCAGAAACCGCATAAAATCAAGGGTTTACCTCAATAAATTTTTTTTGATAATATCAAACTTTTGCGCAAATTTACCAAATTTGCGCTTTTTTTGCGTTCTAATAGTAAAAAGATGAAATCAAATCCATTTTATAAAACGTACAAATGGCAACAAAAAAGACTTGAAGCGCTAAAGAGAGATAAGTATAGATGTGTGTGGTGCTACGAAGCTGGCAAACTGACAACAACTAGACTAGAAGTTGACCACATAGAGGAACTAGAAAAGAATCCAGATAAAGCGCTAGACCTGACAAACCTTCGAACCTTGTGCAAAGACTGTCATAATAAGCGCCACAATCGGTTCAAATCAAGTAAAAAGCAATGGAATGATGAGCAATTCGAATGGTAAATTGACATAGTTGTAAACGTTAATGCGAAACGTTCGGAAATTCCATACGCAAACACCCCCCCGGTCGAAAAAAAGTGGCGATTTTACCCAACCCCCACGACCGGCGGCCAGTTTTCTGACCAAAAATTTGGGTATGCGTGCGTAATTAGGGGAGGGGGGTAAACAACGAAAAAAGGAGTTGACTAATGAAAATTGGTGAATTAAAAAATGAGCTTATGAGTCTCATAAATATGGATAGTCAAATTGAAATTGAAAAGGTTGAGCGCTATCTAAATTTGGTCAAAATTTACAAAGAATTAGACAAGACTTTAAAAAAAGATGGCTACATGATTGTAGTGAAAAATGGAGCTCAAAGTTTTCTAAAAGCAAACTCAGCTATTGGCGAAAAAGTCAAGATTAATCAGGCTTTGATAAAGCTTGGTGAGTTTTTTGACAAGAAGCAAGAGGAACGAGATGCGGCTTCAAAAAATACAAATTTTGCTGATCCGAATGAGTTCTTGTAGGCGGTGATGGCATGTGATTAAGTATGTGCGAGATTACATAGATGAATATGAATCTGGGAAGATTTTGTTCAACCAAGAACGTGTTGATTTGGTTGCGTATATTTATCGTGAAATCGTTCCGAGGTTAGACAAAAAAGAGGTTTATTTTGATGAAAAAATGATAGAAAATTGTATCAAATTCATCGAAAAATGGTTCTTTAAGCTCGAAAATTTTCAAAAATTTATCATTTCTTTTGTATTTTTAAGGTACTCAGCCAATGATAGGAATGTTTATAAAACTATCTTGATTATGATGGGGCGTGGTGGTGGTAAGAATGGTCTGGTCTCTGGGATTATTGCTTTTCTGCTTAGCCCTTTTCATGGGATTAAAAATTATAATGTTTCTCTGGTTGCGAACTCGGAAGACCAGGCGAAGACGAGTTTCGAAGAGATTTACAATACTATTGAGTCAAATCCTAAGTTAAAAGAAATTTATTACAATACAAAGTCTGAAATCAAGTCTCTTCATACCAATAGTGTCATGCGGTTTCGTACTTCGAATGGTAATACCAAGGATGGTTTGCGTGATGGTATGGTGGTGTTTGATGAGATTCATCAATATGAGTCCAATAAGGATGTTCGTGTTCACAAGTCTGGTCTTGGTAAGGTTAAAAATTCTCGTGAGTTCTACATTGGTACGGATGGGTATGTTCGTGAGGGGTTCATCGATAGCATGAAGGAGAAGGCGAAGAAGGTTCTGAGCGGTGAAGCTCGCTGGAACTCGATGTTTGTCTTTATTTGTAAGATTGATGAAGAGAAAGAGGTGGATGATAAGGAGAAGTGGCAAAAGGCTAATCCTATGTTCCATCGTCCGATGAGCGAGTATGCTGAAGAGTTGTTTGATGTGGTCTGTGAGCAGTATGATGAGATGATTGAGGATCCGTCAAACCGTGAGGAGTTCATGACGAAGAGGATGGATTTCCCTGTCATGGATACTGAGCGTAGTGTGGCGACTCATGAGGAATTGGTGGCGACTAAGCGTGATTTCCCTGATTTGAGGGATGAAATTTGTATCGGTGGCTTGGACTATGCTGCTGTTCGTGACTTTGCTGCAGTTGGGTTGTTGTTCAAGGTCGGTGATGACTATGTGTGGTTGTGTCATTCGTTTGTTCGGAAGGAGTTCGTTGATACTTACTATGGGTATTCTCGTCCGAAAGATTCTGTTAATGGGAAGCGTCAGTTTGCTCCGATTAAGAAATGGGAAGATGAGGGTTTGTTAACGGTTATTGATGAACCGACTATTAATCCTAGGTATGTGGTTGATTGGTTCGTGCGGATGAGGGATGAATATGGCTATGACTTGCAACGGATTGTGGCTGATAACTATAAAATGGATCTTCTGAAGCCTTTCTTTGAGAAAGAGGGGTTTGAGGTTCAGTTTAAGGGGGAATTTGAGGCTCCAGCTGGTTATCAGGTCGAAGTTTTACGGAATCCGAAGGCTAGTGATAGTTTGGTTGCTCCTAAAATTGAGACGGCTTTTGCTCGGCATAATGTTATCTTTGGTAAGAATGACATGATGCGGTGGTATACGAATAATGTACTTAGGAAGTTAAAACCTGATGGTAATGTTGTCTATGATAAGAAGGAGGATACGAGACGTAAGACGGATGGTTTTAAGGCGTTTCAGTATGCCATGTGGCGTTCTGGCCAGCTTGATATTGAGGTTGATTTGGAATTTTATGATGACGTAATGGAGTGGTATTGAGATGGATTGACTTATGTTTGTAATTTTTTAATAGCGGAAAGCGAGGAATCTTATGAATAAACGCATGAAGAAGAAATACAAGCCTATCAAAGAGTTATGGGATTGTTTGGAATGGTTCGGCTTTAGGTTGAATAGGTATAGTGCTAGGTTGGACGGCATTGATAATCGTTTGGATAATCTGGAAAGTATTCATTCAGTCAACGTACAGGCAATCAACCAGAAGTTCAAGGAATACGATAAACAGATTGAAAGTCTGGAACGTGAAATCAAGCGTCTTAAAAAGCCGTTTTGGAAACGTTGAGGAGGTGATCACTCATCTTGACTGGTAGGAAAGACTACTTAAAACCGTGTCAATGTGGCACGGTTATTTTTTTGCTTTTTTAAAAGTTTTGCGCATTTTTACCATTTTTGCACTTTTTGTTTGAGAAGATATAGTCGTTTAAGGGTACCGGGAAGAGATATTTGTTATTTTTGCGTCAATATTTTTTGATGAACACTTTCTTTTTTAATCGAACCTGGTATCAATTCTGTTAGGGCTTAGCCTAGATAATCCGTGGCGACACGGGAAAGCTTTGATTCGGTTGTGTCAATCTTAGCGCCAGCAATGGTCATTCTAAGCAATCCAATCCTTATGGTATCAGTTTGGTATCAGTGTATGAAGTCAAAGCGTTTTGCTAGAGCCAATCGGTGAGGTGCTACGTCGGTAGTGCGTGAGACGAATGCATAGGAGGAAGGAGCTACTTTAGTTCGAGGGTCGCGCCGAGAGCGGGTGGTATGTCAATGGTTTGTGGGTTGACTACCCATGGGGTGTTGATGAGTCTGAGTGCTGCTAACACGAGGATAATGGTAGGCGTTGCGCATTTTGTTCTCCAAAAGAGGATGAAACGCATGGCAATGCACGTCTACGATACGACTAGGGAAATATGTGTGTGTTATATGATTCAACAAAAACATTATTTAAAAGCAAAAGTCATTGCCCGTCACAAATGGAAAGTGTACTTCGGTAGCTAGGCTACCCACTCAAATCTCGCAAGGATGAGAGTGAAGTCGAAGAGTAAAGCAGTTTAGACCTTTAGCGGGGTTTTCGTTAATTGAAAAACGGCTTAGTAGTTTGTGACGTAAGGGGTGGTTGGTCTAACCAACCGTGCATGATTGGTACTGAGAGGGATTTCAGTGGATAAGCAACTAACTCATAAGGTTGCGAAAGACAATCGTTTAGACGTGTAATCTCAGCGTTTTCTTGGGAGCATAACTTAACAGGTAGAGTAGAGGGCAGGGTAATCCCTACTAATTAAGGTTCGATTCCTTTTGAAGCATGGTTGCTTAATATGCAGGTTCGAGTCCTGCTGTTCCCGTTTTTAGGCCTTTGGTGTAGTGGTAACATGGCAAGTTCCAACCTTGTTGTCGTGGGTTCGATTCCTACAAGGTCTGTAAATTTGTGGTGCTGAGAGGAGCATTGTGAGACTTTCTAAGTCTTTTTAATGACTATCATTGCACGAAAGTTCGCTAGAACGGAGGTATCTGTGGGACTATTAGATGTTTTTACATTCAAAAAATCTGCATCTTTTGATGAGTCTTTAGGTGACGATGGAGAGATAAAGGAAATTAGTCAGAATATCGCATTGAAATCTGCGGCTCTTTCAAAAGTCGCTAACTATGTTGGCAGGAGTCTTTCTAAAGCGAAGTTTGTACTGAAAGGTGTAGATACAAGTAATTATTCTGATTGGCTTTATTTGTTGAATGTCTGCCCTAATCCAAATCAATCTGCTTCAGAATTTCTTTCTGAGATTGGGAAAAAATTAATCAAGGATGGCGAGGTATTACTGGTAGTTATTGATGGAAAACTTTATGTTGCTGAATCATATTCGACCGAAGAATCCAGTTTGAAAGGGAATCGCTATCGTGTTAGTACGATTCAAGGGATGACAGTTGATGAGGTTTTTGAACACGATAAGGTTATTTTTATCGAGAATGAAAACGATTCTTTAGCTACTTTTACCGAACAATTATGGGCGGACTACGGCGAATTGCTTGGTCGGTTGATTAATCGTCAGAAGACTGCTAATCAGATTCGCTTTACTCTAGGTCTTCCAAAAGATCAGGTCAGAGAAAAAGCCCAGGAGCTTGCTGACGGTAAGGGAAAACAAAATGTACAGCAAAAATTCTTCCAACGTGTTGTTGAGAGGATTAAAAAAGATTCTGTAGTTGCGATTCCTTTAAATAAAGATGGTGCGTATAACGAGTATTCGAATCGCTATTCCTCTAAAGCTTCTTTTGTTGATGATATCAAACAGGTTAAGAACCAGTACATTGATGATGTTTGTGAAATGGTAGGCATCCCGCCTGCTCTAATTCATGGAGAATTAGCTGATAATCAGAAAAATCATGAACAGATGATAGAGGTGGTTATTGAACCAATCATTAGAAAGCTGATTGATGGATTGCAGGTTGCTATATTCTCTGAGGAGCAATATGCCGAGGGAAGCTATATCAAGGCTACTGGTCTTCTTCGTCGTGATTTGTTTGATATTGCTGCAAGTGGGGATAAATTAATCGCCGCTGGTTTAGCTATGGCAGATGAGATTCGGGAGGAAATTGGTCTTAGTCCGCTCCCTAACGGGCTTGGGCAACGTCTCTATATAACGAAGAATTATCTGGAACTTAGGGAGGAAGGAGGTACGAAGGATGACGATAGTGCAAATCAAGGGACCAATCATTCCGAACAATCATAAGGATTTTTATGATGAGTGGGGGATGGAATCAACTGCTCCTAAAGATATAGTTTTGCCGGACAATGGAGAAGATATTGAGATTCATATTAATTCTGGTGGTGGGTCTGTTTTTGCTGGTAGTGAGATTTTCACTACTTTGAAATCTTATTCGGGGAAAAAGGTTGTCAAGATTGTGGGACTTGCTGCAAGTGCGGCTTCTGTTATTGCGATGGCTGGTGATGTGATTGAGATGAGTCCTACTGCTCAGATGATGATTCACAATGTTTCTTCTTTTGCAAGTGGAGATCATACCGCATTGCGTAAAGAAGCTGATGTCATTGAAGCGATGAATCAATCCATCGCAAATGCATATATTATCAAATCTGGTAAATCTATGGATGAACTTCTGGATTTAATGGGTGATACTACTTGGTTCACTGCTCAGAAGGCTGTCAGTTTTGGTTTGGCTGATTCGGTGATGTTTCAGGATGAATTACCTGAATTAGTAGCTTCAGAATCAACATATATTCCAGACGGTGTTGTAAATAGTTTTTATTCGATGAAGAAGCTATGCGAGTCACAAGACAAGCTTATCAATACTGTATTGGAACGTCTGGATAAGGTTGAGGCAGAAAACAAGGAGCGTAAGGAACAGCCTGTGGCTCATGCTGAAATCGTAGTTGATGCCAATCAGATTGAAGAAACTGTTAAGAAAGTCATTAGGGCAGTAAAAGAAAAAGAGGCGGTTTCGCCTTTTGCAAAATTTGTTTTATAGGAGAAAAAAATATGGTTATTGATTTAAAGGCAGTACCTAAATATCGTGCTGCGGTTGGGAAATTAAGCGCTGAAATTTCTAATGGTGCAAGTCAGGAACGCCAAGAGGAACTTTTTAATGAGGCGTTCAATATTTTAGGTACTGAAATTAATGAAATGGCATCTGATAAGTTGGAAAAATTATTTAATTTCCGAGATGCCAATCGTACACTTTCAACGGCTGAGCTTAACTTTTTCAATGAGGTTGTGAACCCAGAGGACCCAGCAGGTGTGAAGACTGAAAAGCTCATTCCAGAAGAGATGATGATTCAAGTTTTTGATGAATTGAAAGAAGAACATGAACTTCTTTCTGTGATTAATTTCAAGACAACTGGTATCAATGCTAAAGCGTTGATTTCTGAAACAGATGGTGTTGCGGTTTGGGGAGAAATCTATAGCGAAATCAAAGGTCAGCTGAAACAAAAATTTGATGAAGTTGACTTTGGCATGAACAAATTAACGGCATTTGTTGTTCTTCCTAAAGATGCACTCAAATTCAGCTATAGCTGGTTGAAGCAATTTGTTATCGAACAAATTAAAGAGGCGATGGCTGTAGCATTGGAGTTAGCGATTGTCAAGGGTGATGGTTTTAAGCAACCTGTTGGTCTTATTAAGAAAATCGGTGAAGGTGATGAGGTTGTAAGAGACAAAGTCATTACTTATCCGACAGATAAGGATGCAATCGCTGATCTTTCTACAATCAACCCGGAAAATGCTCCTAAAATCTTGGCACCAGTCATGAAGTACTTATCAAAAAATGATAAGGATCGTCGCAAAAAAATTCGCGGGAAAGTTCGTATCTTGGTCAGTCCAGACGATCATTGGGATTTAGAGGCACGCTTCACGAAGTTGACAGATGGTGGTGCTTATGTAACAACAGTGCCTTACGGTATTAAATTTATCGAAACATTGGCATTAGAAAACGGTAAGGCGATTGCATTTGTGACAGACCGATATGATGCATTGATGGCCACCAATGGTTCACTTACTATTGAGGAGTTTGACCAGACTTTTGCTCTTGAAGATTGGATGCTTTACACAGCCAAAGGTTACTACTACGGAAAAGCTAAAGACAATCATGCATCTGCTGTGTTGACAGTCACAGGGGGGTAATTCCTGATGAAATCAGTAAAAATCAGGGTTATTAAGCCTTTTGGGGATTGGGAAGCTAACACAATTCGTCAGGTGGGGGATGTGTTTGAGGTGTCAAAGGAGCGGTTTGCTTCTTTGTCGTCTCGGGTTCCTCCGGATTTTTATGAGGTGGTTAAGTCTTCAAAAACGAAGGATAAGGAGGAGTAGCGATGAAAAAAGCTGCTGAATATGCTGCTAGTAAACTTGAAAACTTTAAAGAGAGGATGCGAATCACTCATGAGAGTGAAGATGACAAGCTTATTAGAATGCTGACTTCCAGCGCTTTGGCTATTGCTACTTTGGTTGGAGCTAGTAGTTTTGACGATACGATAGAAGAACTAGTTTTGGAAAGGGCTATGTACCTATATCATGATTCGTTAGATGAATTTCAAAAGAATTATAGTGATGAAATTGAAATTCTATATCTTCGCAACATGATAATTGCAAATGAGGGAAGTGACGATGCTACGGAGTAGAAAATTTAAGCGTGAGACTACCCATAACGGCACGCTTAGAACCTTGGTTACGTTTAAACGGATGAAGGTTTCTGATGACTTCTATGAATTTAACGCAGAGACTGGAGAGAGTTTTTCTGCGTGGGGAGAAGCTCATGATGTCACTTTTCAAGATTTAGAGAGCTTGAAGGGGCGATTTTCTAAAAACGCCCTTGCTCTTGAATCTATCAAGTCTAAGGCAATAAAAGCCTATGCGACAGTTAAAATTAGAGATCCATTGGAGGATTTCCAGCCTAAAAATTCGGACAAAGTCGTTATTCACGATGAACGTTTTAGAGGCAAGGAATGGGACGTTATCGACGTCCAACCAGACCTCTACAATCGTATGTATCTGGTGATATTTTTGGTTGGTAGTTGATTATGAGTGATTATCAAGTTACTGGCATAGAACAGATTCTAAATGCGTTAGAAGCTCGTTTGGGCGAGGCGAATATGAGGCGTGTGACGAGTAAGGCGTTGCGTACGATTGCCAAGGACCATGTAGCTCCTGAAGTTGAGGCTATGGCTAGGTCTTTTGTTGATAAGGGAAATACTGTTCGCCAGATTGTCGTTGGGAATGTGTCTTTTGCTGATTATAACATCCCGAAAATTAAGGTTGGTTGGAAGCGTTCGGACCCTGGGGATAGTCCTCGGTGGAATATTGAACACTTGAATGAGATGGGATTTACCAGGAATGGTAAATTCTATCGCCCTAGGGGATTCGGTAAGTTGCAAGGGGTCATCGATGACTTTGGCGAACAATATCCTAGGTTGGCTAGAGAAGAGTTGAAGGAGTTGGTTGAATGAGCGATATAATGAAACGCATCGGAGATTTGTTAAAACAACAACCTGAATTGGTTGATGTTGCTGTCAAACCATACTATCGTCCAGAATCTCTAGATGCAAACGAACCAAGTCTAGCCATTGTTCCAATGGCTCCTCCAAAACAAGCTAGTTTTGGGAGTGACAGAGCTCTTCAGAAAGAGTTGACCTATCAGATGAATATTGAGGCGAGTAGCAAATCAAAGGTAACAGAGATAGCTTTAGCTGTCGAAAGGGTCTTAAATGAACTAGGGTTTGTTCAATTAAATGGTGGTCTTGATGAGTATTTTATCGAGACAAAAAGGTATGTTGATGCAAGGCGTTATCGAGGACGATCGTCCTTGTACGATGTTGATTATTAGAAGGAGAAGAAGTATATGACAATGATTGGTTTTGAATCAATTGAGATTCGGGTACTAGATGAAGGGGAACCTGTCAAAGATACGAATGTTTTTGTACTAGATGGTACCCAAGATAAAGGTGCGACGAAGAAGGCTGATATTACTGGATTGACCAGTGAGATTATCAAAACATTTGGTTCTAACTTGGTGTATCACACTAATGCAAAGGGTGTAGGAGATATTTCTGTGGGTCTTGAATTGGTAGATATTCCATTCAAGGTGCTGAACGAGATTCTTGGTCGTAAAAAGGTTGATGATCTGATATCAATTGGTGTGGATACAGAGGCGCCACTATGCTCGTTGGCTATTTGGTCACATGATGGGAAGGGACAAAAAATTGGCATCGGTTTCTACAAAGGTCGTTTCTCTATGGAGGCTATTGGTGTTGAAACTAAGGAAAAAGATAATAAAGAGTTGCCTACAGAGAAGTTGACCTTCGTGCCTATGGCTAGTGATGATAACAAAACAAAAGGGACCTATGTGTCATTCGCTACAACTGACGAAGAAGTTACTAAGCTACGTCAAAACCTTAAAATCGCTGCTTAATTTCAGGGGGCGGGGAATCCCCGTCTCCTATTTTTATTGAAAGGAAAACGATATGGCAAAACTTGAATTAACATTACATGATGAGAACGGCTATGAAAAAGTGATTAGGGAGAACCATGTTTCTGGCCAGAAGTTGCTGGATTATCTGAAAATGCTTGAAGAATTCGAGAAGAAATCTGGCAAGATGACTGCTTATGATTTTATCACTAGGAAAGTGGAATTTTTAGCTAGTTTGTTCACTGCAGAAGTGGTTAGTCCTGAGGATATTCTGAAAGGTGTTCCGTCTTGGGATTTGGTTCGGACTGTTGATGATTTGCTGGATAAGGCGATGGGAGCAAAGGGTGATGACCCAAAGCTAGAAAGCTCTCTCTCAAAGAAACTAGAGACAGATACCTAACGTTTGTTAGAGACTTGGTGGCTAGTCAGTCGGGCTTTTCTCTAAGCGATGTTTTGGAGGCTGATTTTGAAACTCTTTTGTCTATTTTATCAGCCAAGACGGAAGAAAAAGAAGAAGTCATGAGCATGGAGATGTTTATGAATCAATGTTCGATCAAATAGGAGGATAGAATGGCGGGTAATGGTACTCCATTAGGACAAATGGTCATTGAGTTGAATCTGGACGCTACGAAAATGGGCGACTCTATGACTCGTGTAAAAAATCAGCTCAAGAATTTTGAAAAGCAAGTGAGGGCTCAAAGAGGTCTTTCTGATTATTACAAAACGGGGAGTGATGCTGCAAAGGCTCTTGAAAAGCAAAAAGAGGCATTGACCAAATCTATTGAAGCACAAAGGCAAGTGCTATCACGCTTAAATAAAGAGTATCAGACAGAATCTAAAGCAAACGGCGAGATGTCGAAAAAGGCCCAGCAATTAGCAGGGCGTATTGAAGACGGAAATACGAAGTTAGCTAGGTATGCTATCCAGTTGAGAGAAGTGTCGAAAGAAGCCTATTTGGCAACTAGCAAACTCAATATTTTTGGAGATAAGCTTGCTGCTATTAGTAAGGGGGCTCAGAATTGGGAGAACGGGCTAAATACTGTGTCCCAGCGGACACAAGCGCTTTCTCTGGCTATTTTTGGGGGTATGACACTCTCTGCTAAGGCGGCTATGGACTTTGAGTCTGCTTTTGCTGGTGTGAAGAAGACGGTTGATGAGACTCAGGACTGGTCTTATGAGAGGTTGTCCAATGAGATTCGGAAGATGAGTCAGGAGCTTCCTGCTTCGGCTGTTGAGATTTCGAAGGTTGCGGAGGCTGCAGGGCAGTTAGGGATTAAGACTGAGGATATTATCAGCTTTACTCGTGTCATGATAGATATGGGTGAGTCTACGAATATGTCTGCTGAAGAGGCGGCGGTCGCTCTAGCAAAATTTAAAAATATCACTGGTATGCCGACCGAGGATTTCAAGAAGCTGGGAAATGTGATTGTTCAGCTTGGTAACAATATGGCTACGACTGAGCAGGATATTGTTGATATGGGGCTTCGTTTGGCATCATCTGGTAAGCTGGCAGGTTTGACAGAGGCGCAGATCATGGCGTTGGCAGCTACTTTGTCTTCTGTTGGTATGGAGGCTGAGGCTGGTGGTTCTGCTATGAGCCGTGTCATGCAGAAAATGAATACTGCAGTTGCTGAGGGCGAGGAGGCTCTTGATAAATTTGCTGCTGTTGCTGGAATGTCTGCCGAGGAGTTTGCTGCTAAGTGGAAGGCTGAACCTCAAAATGCAATTGTGGATTTCTTAAATGGTCTTCGTCGCATCAAAGAAGAAGGTGGAGATGTTACGCAAACCTTGAAGAATATGAAGATTAGCAATATCCGCGATATTGATAGTTTGCAACGTCTTGCTGGTGCCGGGGAACTGCTCGCCAAAACTCTTGGTATGGCAAATAAAGAGTGGGCAAGTGGGAATGCTTTACAAACGGAGGCACAGAAACGTTACGAGACAACCGAGAGTAAATTGAAGATGGCTCGTAATAAGTTGAACGATATTGCCATTACCTTGGGTGGTCCTTTGTTGGATGCGTTTCTGGATGTTTTAGATGCTTCTGAACCGTTGATTGATGATGTTGCAAGCTTGGCAAAAGGATTCGCCGAACTGGATAAGGGAACTCAGCGTAATATCATCAACATGGCTCTGATGGTTGGCGCAATTTCGCCAGTTTCAAAAATTTTAGGTACTACTTTTGGAACTATAGGAGATTTGACTGGAGGTATTGCAAATCTTAGTAAGTGGTTGGCTAATATTGGTGCTGAAAGGGCTGGTCAAAAAGCTATTGAAGCAATTGGAGCAACTGCTGGAGCCTCTGCCTCTAGTGTTGGCGGTCTATCAAGTGCCGTTAGCTTGCTTGGAAATCCAATAACGTGGGGAGTTATTCTCGGAGGTGCTGCACTTGTTGGGCTAACCTACCTTACTGCAGAATTAGGAAAGGCATATCAACGGACACAGGAATGGGGAACTGAGGTTGATAAGGTTCAGGCGGAACAATTGTCTGAGTTTAAGGATAAGGTTGATGAAACAACTAAGGCAATGGAGCTGTTTGGAAAGAACGGTAAGCAGGATGTCGAGGGTATCCAGCAAGCTGTGAAAGACCTTGTTAGCGAAATCACGCTACTTGCTGACGAAAAGTTGGCCAAGGATGTCAAGTTGGCAGAACAGCTAGGACTTAGCGAGACCGTTATTAACGCGCTAAAGAAAAGCGCTGACGATAGTAAGCAATACATCCAACGTGTCAGCGACGAAATGTTGGATATTTACAAGCGACATGCAAAAGACCATACGCAACTTTCTGCCGAAGAACAACAACTTGTGTTGCAGTATCAAACTGATTTAATCAATGAGCAGTTGGAGTTAATGGATTATTCAAGTGAGGAACGAATTGCAATCCAAAAGGCAATGAATGGTGAACTCGCAGACTTGAATAAAGTTCAATTAGATAATGTTTTCGAACAGACCACAAAATGGATGGCTGATGAAAGAAAGGCCTACAAAGATAGACGGACCAAGCTGAAAGAGACGTTAAATGAAATCAAAGGTGACTCAAAAGAGGAGGTAGATGCTCGGAAAGAGATTAATGCCGAATTAGAATCGTTGGAAGCAAACCATAACGCAGTCATGGATACATATCAACAAAAATTTATCCAAATAATGCGTGAAAAATGGGAACGTGAGAAGGAAATTTATAAAGACCGTCCAGAAGTGTTGAGCGCTTATGAACAATCGTATCGTGAAGTGCTTAACAAGTACGGCATATCTTGGGAAGAATTTATCAACTCCACATCAGAAGGTGTTAAGAACTTAGCAAGTGATTACGACTATCTCGGGAAAATTGTTAAAGGTATGAGCGATGAAGCTGTAGATGCGAATGCTCGTTGGGAGAGTTTGGTTTGGGATGAGAAAGAGCAAAAACTGAAAACTAACGTTGATGAAGTGTTGCAAAAAGCGGTTGAGTCAGAAAACGGTTGGAACGACTTGAAATTCATCCTAAAAAACGCAACTATCGATAGCAACGCAAGAGAGTTGATTGTAGAAGCTATGTCTTCGTCTGAAGCGTGGAACAGCCTCACCATTAATGAAAAACAAATGATCGTTGACGGGAATCAGGCGATGATTGAGATTGCGACGAGCCAGGATTTGCTCAATCAGTGGAATGCTTTGACTCCAGCTCAGAAGCAGTTGTTGGCTGAGAACTTGACAGCAAATCCTGTCATTGATGCTCAGTGGGCCATTAATAATGTAAAACAAGATAAGCCGGCTGAAATTAAAGCCAGCGACCTGACTGGTGGTATTGTGAAGCAAGCTACACAAAGTATCAACTCTGTTCCAAATAGAGAGATAACAATCAAAGCTTTGGATAATGCTTCTTGGACTGCATCATACGTAAAAGAACAAATTGATTCCATTCCAAATTATAAGGAAGTTGTCTTAAAAGTTCTTCAGAGAGGCGAGGTGCACAATCCACTCGATGGCTATGTTGCGACCTTTACAGGTACTAATTTCCACCCTGGTGGTTTTGCTTTGGTCAATGACCAAATAGGACCTATGTATAAGGAGTTAATCACGCTTCCTAGTGGTGAGAGCTTTATTCCTAATGGTCGTAATGTTCTTTTGGACTTGCCTAGAGGGTCTAAGGTTTTGAAGGCTAGTAGCACAGAGCGATTGATGGGGCGTCTGGGGATTCCTAACTATGCGGAGGGCATTGGTTTCCCAGAAGATGCTAGTTTATTTAAAGGATTGGAGCGTTTTAATGCTTCGAATAATTCTGGTACAACCATCCATATCGATAATAGCAATGTTGTTGGTGTGCTTAGAGAAATTTTAACGTTCCTGACTATGGCTGATTTTACGATTAAACCTGCTGATGTTTATTTGGATAAGGCAAAGGTTGGTCAAATGGTTATGGAGTTTCAGGATGATAGGAATTGGATTGAAAGTGCGATGAGAGGAGTAAGGCGATGAGTATCGTAACAATGACATTTAATGAGCATGATTTTTCGGATTTGATTGTTATCCACGATATTCGTCGTGATATTGGAAATGAAACTTCATTGACTTTAACGGATGGACCAAAGATTGGGGCGATTGTTACTGATAAAACAATTAATCCAAAATATATTGAAGTGGATTTCTCTATATGGGCAGAGGATAGAAATACCTTGAAGCGTAAACTTGCAAAGTATTTTGAAACGGAGTCAGAAGCGAAGTTATTGTTTTCTGATGAGCCAAATGTTTACTACTTGGCAAGAAAGACAGGGAAAATTCCCACTAGAGAGGGAAGGGGATATTGGTCGACTGGGACGGTGACATTTTTGATTCCTGATGGGGTCGCTCATTCGACAACGTATCGGCGATTTGATAATCCCACTGTAAAATCAGATCATTTGGCATTCCGTTTAAAAAACGATGGGACTACAGATGCCTTTCCGATTATTACTGTAAAACACAATTCTGAGAATGGTTATCTTGCTGCAGTAAATGCTAAGGGTGCTACAGCTATTGGAAATAGAGAGGAAGCTGACACTGTATCTGTTAAGCAGTCTGAGATGCTACTGGACTTTAGAGATTCAAAAATTGGCAATGCTTTAACTTCTGGCACTCCTAACATTGGAATCATGAATGACCAAAACGCAAATCCTGTATTCAGCGGCAATATTCGTAAGGTTAATGTTTGGGGGCGTGACCATCTTGAATTAAACGGTCGTGGTTTTAGTTCTCTTACCTGGGATATTCCAAACGATAGTGCTGGTGGCGTTGGGTCTCTCAATGATTACTTGTGGTGGAGACAAATTTTTTGGCTTGGTGCTACAAATCAGTACGGAGCTATGAAAATTACGGTATCGGATAGCAACGGTCAATTTTTATACGGTGTAGAAACATTTAAGAGAAGCAATGGGCTTGATTGTGAATATAATTTTATGGCTACCGATGGAAAAGGTGGTTACAACATGATTAAGCAATGGCGATTTACAGGTACACATTGGGATTATCACAATCCTTTCAATGAATCTCGTGGCTGGTCTGATTTAAAGAGAAATGATGATAGGGTAACGGTCTATTGGTTTGGCACCTACAATGAGTTCTACATTCCTGAGATTAAAGGGAAAAAGTCTAAGAAAATCCATATTGCTTTCTCATCAATTGGGAACCATCCGATTGTATCACACATGTATTTGGATAGTTTCTACTACCGCAAGGATCATGTTAGCATCGCTAAAGATATTCCAAATCGTTATCCAATTGGTTCTACGGTCGTTATTGATTGTGAGGATGACACTATAACTGTTGATGGCATGGATCGTTTTGGAGACCGCATTCAAGGGTCTTCGTGGTTGAAAATTCCGCCTGGAGAGAGTGAGTTAGAGATTTATTGTTCTAGCTGGATTAGGAATAAACCTACTGTGTCTATTCAATTTGAAGAGAGGTATCTATAATGCTTTTAACGATTCATGACATGAATTTACGCCAAGTCGCTTCAATTGATAACGATAAACAGGATGCCCTAAATTATATAAACGACAAGTGGAACAGGTATCTGGAAACGGGGTCGTCCACTTTTGAATTTACGGTATTTAAACGTTCGCTGAAGAAAGATACTGGATCGAAGCATGCTTATCATTACCTTAACAATAAGGCTTTTGTCTCGTTTGAATACGAGGGTGAGGTTCAATTATTTAAGGTTCGAAAAATTGTAGAAAACGAGAAAACAATCACTTGTTCTTGTGTCAATCTTAACCTGGAGCTAATTAACGAATACGCCAATCCTTTCAAATCGGAGCAACCAAAAACGTTTAAAGAGTATTGCGAGGCAATGGATTTACTGAATTTCACTTTGTTGACTATTGGTGTGAACGAGATTTCAGATAAACGAATTAAAGCTGAGTGGACAGGTCAAGATACAAAATTGGCACGTTTATTGAGTTTGGCAAATAAATTTGGTGCAGAACTTGAATTTAAAACTTACCTTAATGATGATTCTTCTATCAAGTCGTTCGTGGTAAATATCTATCATGAAAATGATGATACACATCATGGTGTTGGGCGCATCCATGCCAAACCATTGCGTTATGGAAAAGATTTTAAGAGTCTGATTCGAACGGTAGATAATACAAACATTTACAATGCCGTACGACCAACTGGAAAAGCTGAGAATGGCGATATTGTTACTATCGGTGGCATGGAGGCTTGGTCTGTAAATAACGAATATGGAGAGAGGGAATTTTATCAACAAGGGGAACTTCTTTACGCTCCGTTATCTATGCAAATGTTTCCTTCTGCATTCACAAGCGGTACCATGGCTGACCAATGGATTCGAAAAGATATTACTGTTGATAGTGCCGATAAGAAAGTTATTCGAGCTACAGCTTATCGTGAACTGAAAAAACATGCTTATCCAGACGTGTCGTATGAGGTAGAAGGCTTTATTGATCGAGGGATTGGCGACACGGTCTTTGTATATGACGATGGATTTGTACCGACGCTTTTACTTCGAATGAGAGTGGTTGAGCAAGAGATTAGTTCTACTAATCCATCTAACAATAGGACGAGGTTTGCTAACTTCAAGACGTTAGATAATTTGTTGCCTGACGATCTCCAAAAACGAATTGATGAATTATTTGAAGCGTCACAGCCCTACCTTATCAAACTGGCTACTGACAATGGCGTTATTTTCAAGAATGGAATTGGTCAATCCATTGTAACGCCTACTCTTTACAAGGGCGGTAAGCCTCTGACTGCCAATGTGACTTGGCGCTGGTCTTTGGATGGCGCTGTTAAAACGGGGATGACCCATACTGTCCGTGGCGCAGATGTTACAGATACATCTACTTTGACGGTGGCAGCATACATAGGTAACGATGAGGTAGCGGTTGATGAGCTGACGTTTGTAAACGTATTGGATGGTCGAGATGGACCAAAAGGCGAAAAAGGAGAACCTGGTCAAAGAGGGGCTGATGGACTTCCAGGTCGTGACGGAGTAGGTATTCGTTCAACGACCGTCACTTATGCTAGTTCAACCAATGGTGCTACGGCACCGACGACTGGTTGGACTGCGGAAGTTCCGACTGTTGCCCCTGGCAATTATCTTTGGACCAAGACGGTATGGACTTATACAGACGGCAACACGGAGACTGGCTACAATGTCTCTCGTATTGGTCGTGATGGTAATACTGGTCGAGATGGTATCGCAGGTAAGGACGGAGTAGGTATTCGTTCAACGACGATTACTTACGGAAAATCGACATCTGGCACAATTCAGCCAACGTCATGGACAGCTCAGGTACCAAGCGTCCCCAATGGTCAATTTTTATGGACAAAAACTGTTTGGGCATATACGGATAATACTTCAGAAACTGGTTACTCAGTGGCTAAGATGGGGGAGACTGGTCCTACAGGCGCAAAGGGTGACCGAGGAGCTACAGGTCCGCAAGGCCCACAAGGTCCAGCTGGTCCGAAGGGAGAACCAGGTCTTCAAGGGTTACAAGGCCCAAAAGGGGACCAAGGTATTCCAGGCCCAAAAGGTGCTGATGGTAGAACCCAGTACACCCATATTGCTTATGCCGATAATGCAACTGGTGGAGGATTTAGTCAAACTGACCAATCAAAGGCTTACATCGGCATGTATCAAGATTTTACGGTCACAGATAGCACTAATCCTAGCGCTTATCGTTGGTCTCCATGGAAAGGTAAGGATGGAAAAGATGGTGTTCCTGGACCTAAGGGGGAAGACGGTCGAACTCCGTACATTCATTGGGCTTATTCTGATAATGCAGACGGTACAGGTCTGACCACGTCGGATAATGGTCAGCGGTATATTGGTCACTATTCAGACTATACCCAAGCTGATAGTACAGATAAGACAAAGTATCGCTGGGCTGATAGATGGGCGAAGATTGAGGTAGGCGGAGAGAACCTCATTGATAGAACCAGTGAACCATTTGTGATGGGCTATGGAATCACAAATACTACATGGAATCCTGACACACAACGGACTAGATTAGATTTTACTCCGTCAGTGAATAGAGCGATTTCTGGCGAAATCTTGCCGCAAGGGAATATCTTTTTCGAAAGCCAAAACTTTGTGCTTAGAAATGGCGGTAAATATACCCAAGCTATCAGAATTGGTACAGATGCCCCTGTTCGTTCGTTGACTGGAGCAAGCTTTACATGGTTTCATCGCAAGCTGTCGGATAATTCTGTTGCCCATTATAACGTGCCTGCCACTTTAGTAAATATCGCCCCAAATGAATATATTCTGTATTCAACTGTGGTCTGGGATAAAGGCGATGCTAAGATTCGACCTTTTGATTTAGCGAACTTACATTCTGCCCTTGATTTTAGGAATCAAGGGACTTATATCGAGTTCTATCAACCAAAACTTGAAAATGGGACAATATTTACCGCTTATTCCATTTCCAAGAATGACAGGGATGCACAAATTGACGCCAAAGCGGACCAAGCATTGACCCAAGAACAACTCAATTCGCTAAACGAGCGGGCAGGTATCATTCAAGCGGAGCTGGAAGCCAAAGCGAGTCTAGATACTGTAAACAATATCTTGAAACAAATCAAAGATATGAAAGCAGCCGACGAAGCTACATGGACCAAGGTTGAAAAAGACTTAATAACTCACTTGCAGCGTGTCATAAAAATTGAGACAAACCTAGGAGACCAAGCACAGCGCTGGAATGCGGTAGATACCTTTATGCAGGTCTCAAACGATGGTTTGTCACTAGGTAAGGCGGACGGTAGCTCCAGCATGTTGTTTAGCCCAGATGGACGTATCACGATGTTTTCAAGTGGTACTCCAGTTATGTATGTGGATAAAGGGGTTATCCACATTGACAACGGTATCTTTTCAAAAACGGTTCAAATCGGACGTTTTAGAGAAGAACAGTACCATAACAATCCAGACATCAATGTTAAATGGTATGTTGGATAGAAAGGGATAACTTGAAAGTATGGCAGTATTTAGATATTCAGGGAACTGGAGAGGTTTCCTAGAAGGCACATCATCCACCGTCAGTCAAGATATAAGCGGAAACAGCTCAGTAATCAAGATTGATGTTTGGATAGGAATGAACACAGGGTGGAACATTGAGTTTGGTAATACTTACGGCAATACCGTCACCGTCACTTGTGATGGTCAATCTCAAACCCTTGCAGTTGGTCCATTATATCTGAACGGTTCTAAAAAATATTTGGGCTCAGTACAATTTCGAGTAGGTCACAATGCTGATGGGACAAAATCAGCAGGAATTGGCTTGAGTTCTAATATGAGCAATATCAGCTATGGAACTTTGAACTTTGGTAATGCTTCGGGGAACTGGGTTCATGGGCTGACCACAATCCCACGTTCCAGCTCTGTAAGTGTTAGCTCTGGGGTTATTGGTAGTGCACTTACTATCAACATCCACCGTCAAAGTTCTAGTTTTAAGCACATTGTCCGGTATGCCTGGGGAAACAAATCAGGGACAATCGCAACCAATGCAGATACATCCGCTACTTGGACTATTCCCCTTGATTTCGCAAATGATATTCCGAACTCAACGAGTGGGACTGGTACAATCTACGTTGATACCTACTCAGGTTCGACGAAAACAGGCACGCAATCAACTACCTTCACAGCAAGCGTTCCAGATAGTATCAAGCCCAGTTTGACTGGTTTTACACTATTAGACGGAAATACTGCCGCTAGGACGCTGATTCCAGGAGAACAACAGTTTGTACAAATCGTTTCGAATATCGCTGTACATTTCGGACAAGCTACAGGTGCATACAGCTCGACAATCACAAGCTATCACGCAGAGATAGTCGGCAAGAACCAGTCTACTAGTCAAAATGGTGGTAGCTTAGGAATCATGAACTATCATGGTCAGGTTACTATACGAGCAAGGGTGACAGACAGTCGTGGGCGAACGAGTAACACGATAGAGCGAACTGTGACAGTATTGGAATATTTTGCACCAGTTTTAAACTTTGGTGTGGAACGTTCGGGAGCGACATCAAGTACATTCTCTCTCATCAGAAACGCTCGTATAGCTCCGCTGACGGTAGGCGGTAGCCAACGGAACACAATGACTTTAACTTTTCGTGTAGCTCCAGCTGATAGCAATAATTACACGACAGACAACGGTCCAGCATCTGGTACTTTTACGACCTTGTCGAGCCTAACAAATTCACTGGCCAATCTATCAGGCACTTATTCTTCGGATAAGTCGTGGGATGTCATAGGAATACTTGAAGACAAGTTCACTCGTTCGGAGTTTAAAATCAAAGTTTCGACAGAAGCGGTAGTATTCAGCTATGAAAAGGGCAACCGCTTTGCGGTCGGTAAAATCGTAGATACTAACCTACCCAAGGGGTCTATAGAGTCAACTGGTGGATATTACTTGAATGGTAAGCAAATTCAGCAACATCAATTGACAAATGTCGAAGGAAATACTATCTACGCATACAATACAGATGTCAATACTCATGTTAACAATGGCACACGCTGGATAAATCCAGGTTGTGCAAACAGTCCTTTTCCTTCAAATTATGGCTGGATTGAAACATGCAGAGCTACTACAGATATATTTCAGATTGCAAAATCCTGGTTTGGTGGATGGAAGGTGTACAGACGGCATGCAACAAGTTATAGAGCATCAGATGGCTCGGCTAATTGGAACGAATGGGTCGAGATAACTCCCCAAACCAACCACCCAATGCTACAAGAGAAACCACTAAAGACATTGACGATGGGATTTCCATATGGGCTTAATGCGACATTGACTCGCAAGGACAACTTAGTCACTATCACACTTAATCGTCGCATTACCAACATTGACGTCTTTGAGTATAGTCAAATGGTTGAGACTATACCGTCAGGGTATCGCCCAACCGTTGAGACGCACATGCTTATGGCACCGAATGTAGGTGGCTTTACAAAATCGCCCTCAGTATTACATTTTGCATCAGATGGAAAAATTAGGTTAACAAATGGGACTGGGGGTGCTCATGTATATACTGGCACGATTACATACATCACTAATGACCCATATCCAAGTTAGAAAGGAATAGCTATGAGGTTAAAATTTGGAAACAAATCGTTGGAATATATGCAAGGGGAACATCCGAAAACTAGAGTATTACTTATCAATGATGAGGGAGCTATGTATCCCATCTATTTTGATAAGGAAGCTATTGATAAGTCGGATGCAGAACTGTTTGAGTTAGCACTCGAAAAAATCTATCAGGACAATTTCCCGAATAGAGCAGAAGATGAGAAATTCAATGAAATTGGCAAGCGTCTTGCCAAGGTTGATGATATTACCGAAGAAGCTACAAAGAATCTCGAAAAGGTTAAAGAGCAAGTAAAATTGTCCGCAGCTTCCCGTTCATCATTCTTGAAAATTACTGCCCTGCTCTATGAGAAAGGAATCCTTACCGATGAAGAACTTTTTGCGACGGGAATCTTTGATGATGAATCTGAAGATAGTTCTGAAACTGATATTTAATAAAGATAGGAGAATTGACATGATGATTAAATTATATGCTCTAGAAGTTATGGAAGGCAACATGAAGTGGAAGGATATTAAATTTAGTCCAATTATTAAGGACCGAATCAAAGCTTACATTCGCAAGCTAGTTGAAGATGATGAAATCTTTAACGAATTGACTAAGGAAGGATAGCCTATGCATATCAAACCAGAACATGTATATGCGTTGGTTGGATTTGTGTCTACAGTCGTTGGATTGTGGACTAATTTCTCAGCTAAAATTACAAAGCAAGAGAATCGTATCACAGTATTAGAGAAGGATATTGAAAATCTCAAAGAATTCAAGGAAAGTGCTAATCGTCGACTAGATAGTCACGATGAGCAAAACAAGGCAATCTTGGTCCTTGCGGAGCAGGTCAAAAGCATGGGAGAAGATATTCGAGAGCTAAAACGCGTCATTATGAAAGAGGGGTAACATTTATGAAAATTAACTGGGGCGTACGTTTACGCAATAAAACTTTTTGGTGGACACTAGTACCGTTATTGGTGCTTTTGTCTCAACAACTAGGCTTTAATTGGGTCCCTGAAAATTGGGAATCAACCTTTACGACGATTATGTCTATCTTGACTGTTGTGGGTATCATCAATGACCCGACAACTGCAGGAGTATCAGATAGCAAGCAGGCTCTTGACTATTACGAGCCAAAGGCAGACAGACGATGAGGATATTAAAGACAACATTTTGTGTGTTGGCGCTGATTATTTTGGCGCCAATTGCATTTCTGTTTTTCCCTATTTTGGAGGTGTTAGATGACAATCAATCTTGAAACGTCCATTCGTTGGATGAGTGACCGTGTCGGCAAAGTCTCTTACTCAATGGACTATCGTAACGGTCCGAATAGCTATGACTGCTCTAGTGCAGTCTATTATGCGCTAATGGCTGGTGGTGCAATTTCTGCAGGTTGGGTGGTTAACACTGAGTATATGCATGACTGGTTGATACGTAACGGATATGTTTTGGTTGCTGAAAACAAACCATTTAACGCCCAAAGACATGATATTTTTATTTGGGGTAAACGTGGTTATTCCAGCGGTGAAGGTGGACACACTGGGATATTTGTAGATAATGTTAACATTATCCATTGTAACTTTAAGCGCAATGGTATTACTATTGATGATTACAATAAAGTATCCCGTGGTATGTATTACTATCTATACCGTCCGGCAAATCAGCCCAGCATCAGCAACAAATCACTGGATCAGCTCGTTAAGGAGACTTTGGCTGGGGTACATGGGAACGGAGATGCCCGCAAAGCAAGTTTGGGCAATCAATATGAACCTGTCATGGCAGTTATTAATGGCAAGGCTACGGCAAGCAAGAAGACTGATGAGGAGCTTGCTAGGGAGGTCTTAGCAGGTAAACATGGGGCTGGAGAGGACCGAAAACGGTCACTAGGACCACGCTATGAGCCTGTTCAAGCCATAGTCAATAAATTACTCAAAGCTAAGGAAAAACCGTCTGAGACGGTCAAAAATGAACCACAGACGGCTCAATTTAAAGAGGACGGTGACCTGTCTTTCAATGGCGCTGTTCTGAAAAAAGATGTGTTGGACAAGATTCTGGCCAATTGTAGAAAACATGACATCTTACCTAGCTATGCTATCACAGTCCTACACTTTGAAGGTCTTTGGGGTACCTCAGCCGTAGGTAAGGCAGATAACAACTGGGGAGGCATGACATGGACTGGCAAAGGAGAGCGTCCAAGTGGTGTGACTGTCACACAGGGTTCAGCACGACCTAGCAATGAGGGTGGACATTATATGCACTATGCCTCTGTAGATGACTTTCTTACAGATTGGTTCTACCTGCTACGTTTAGGCGGTTCTTACAAGGTCAGCGGAGCCAAAACCTTTAGCGAGGCTGTCAAAGGCATGTTTAAGAAAGGCGGTGCAGTCTATGACTATGCTGCTACAGGCTATGATAATTACCTGGTAGGTATGTCTAGCCGTCTAAAAGCTATTGAGTCGGAGAACGGGTCGCTTGCTAAGTACGACCAACAGACCGTCACAGATGTCGGTCAGTCTGACAAAATAGAAGTAGCAATTGAAGGTATTGAAGTCACAATCAACGGCATACGCTATAAACTTACAAAAGAGCCTATTTGATTTTAACCCAGCGATCTGCTGGGCTTTTTTGTTGCCGAATTTCAAAAAATAGCGTTTTTTGATTTTCGATAGCTTAAATAGTTGCCATCTTGCTGGACATTTTGCAAAATTGCCGTTTTTGTGGACATAATAAAAGACCTAACTAGAGGCCGATATTTTATAGACTCATCTTGCCTGCCGAGTAAATTTACTACCCTTTTTGTGATTTTTACTACCCTTTTAACATTTTAAAACCGTTTATATCGCTATTACACTTTTCTTGTTTTGGGTTTACTTTACAGTGTTTTTGCCGTTTTCTTGCTAAAATCCACAGTTCAATGTATAATATATTATTGACTAAAATTAAAATAGGATGAATGATATGGTAACAAATGTACTTCGTTCTCTCATTGAAAATGATAAGGGAGAGCTAAGAAAACTTGAGAAAATGGCAGACAAGGTCTTCTCGTATGCCGATGAAATGGAAGCGCTGACTGATGAACAGTTGCAAGCTAAGACAGTAGAATTTAAGGAGCGATACAATAACGGCGAATCCCTCGACGATCTTTTGTACGAAGCTTATGCGGTAGTCCGTGAAGGAGCTCGTCGCGTATTGGGCCTCTATCCCTACAAGGTTCAGGTTATGGGAGGAATCGTTCTTCACAACGGTGACGTTCCAGAAATGCGCACAGGTGAAGGTAAAACTCTGACTGCAACGATGCCTGTTTATTTGAATGCCTTGTCTGGTCAAGGTGTTCACGTAGTGACGGTTAACGAGTATCTTTCTACTCGTGATGCGACTGAAATGGGTGAATTGTATTCATGGCTTGGTCTATCAGTTGGTATCAACTTAGCTGCTAAGTCACCCTTGGAAAAACGTGAGGCCTATAACTGCGATATTACTTATTCGACCAACTCAGAGATTGGTTTTGACTACCTCCGAGACAATATGGTTGTTCGCGCAGAAGACATGGTTCAACGTCCTCTCAATTATGCCTTGGTCGATGAAGTTGACTCAATCTTGATTGACGAAGCTCGTACGCCGTTGATTGTATCTGGTGCACAAGGTTCGGAAACAAACCAGTTGTATTTCTTGGCAGATAATCTTGTTAAATCTTTGACAACAGAAGATTACATCATTGACATTCCATCTAAAACGATTGGACTGTCTGATTCAGGTATTGACAAAGCAGAGAAATTCTTCAAGTTAGATAACCTCTACGATATTGAAAATGTAGCCATTACCCATTTCTTGGATAATGCACTTCGTGCCAACTACATTATGACCTATGATATTGACTATCTGGTCAATGAAGACCAAGAGGTCATGATTATCGATCCGTTTACAGGTCGTACGATGGAAGGTCGTCGCTATTCTGATGGACTTCACCAAGCCATCGAAGCTAAGGAAGGTGTACCGGTTCAAAACGAGTCTAAGACAAGTGCCTCTATTACCTACCAAAACCTTTTCCGTATGTATAAAAAATTATCAGGGATGACGGGTACTGGTAAAACAGAAGAGGAAGAATTCCGTGAAATCTACAACATCCGTGTTGTACCAATCCCAACCAACCGCCCAATCGCGCGTGTTGACCACGAAGATTTACTCTATCCAAGTCTAGAATACAAATTCAATGCCGTTATTGCGGATGTGAAGAGACGCTATGAGAAAGGGCAACCTGTCTTGGTCGGTACAGTTGCGGTTGAAACTTCTGATTTGATTTCTCAAAAATTGGTAGCTGCAGGTGTCCCTCACGAAGTATTGAATGCTAAAAACCACTATCGTGAAGCGCAGATTATTATGAATGCTGGTCAGCGTGGTGCGGTCACTATTGCGACCAACATGGCGGGACGCGGTACCGATATTAAGTTAGGTCCAGGTGTACGTGAACTTGGTGGGCTATGTGTTATTGGTACTGAGCGCCATGAAAGTCGTCGTATTGATAACCAGCTTCGTGGACGTTCAGGTCGTCAAGGTGACCCAGGTGAATCACAATTCTATCTTTCTCTCGAAGATGACTTGATGAAACGCTTTGGTTCAGAACGCATCAAAGTATTTATGGAGCGTATGAATCTAACAGAAGAAGAGTCCGTTATCAAGTCTAAAATGTTGACACGTCAAGTTGAATCTGCTCAGAAGCGTGTGGAAGGGAACAACTACGACTCACGTAAACAAGTCCTTCAATATGACGATGTGATGCGTGAGCAACGTGAAATCATCTATCGCCAACGCCAGGATGTTATTACTGCTGACCGTGATTTGGCTCCTGAAATCAAAGCGATGATGAAACGGACGATTGAACGCCAAGTTGCTGGTCACTTCCTTGGTTCGAAAGATGAAGCTATTGATGGTATTATCAAATTTGCGCATGCAAATCTCGTTGAAGATGATACCTTGAGTAAAGCTACCTTTGAAGCAATGAATCAGAAAGAGATTGTCGAAGAGCTCTATGAACGTGCTTTGAGAGTCTATGATTCGCAAGTGAAAAAATTACGCGATGAAGAACGTGTACGCGAATTCCAGAAAGTTCTTATCCTTCGTGTTGTGGATAACAAATGGACAGACCATATTGATGCCTTGGATCAATTGCGCAATGCAGTCAGTCTTCGTGGATACGCTCAAAACAATCCAATCGTTGAATATCAATCAGAAGCATTTACTATGTTCAACGATATGATTGGGGCTATCGAGTTTGAAGTAACCCGCTTGATGATGAAGGCGCAAATTCATGACAATATTGAGCGTGAGCGTACAAGTCAAGAAGCACATACGACAGCTGTTAAGAATATTATGCCGAACCAATCGCATGCAATTCAGGAGAATGTATCTTTTGAAGGTGTTGATCGTAATGATCCATGCCCATGCCAGTCTGGTAAGAAATTTAAAAATTGTCACGGCCGTAAATAG